TTTTTTTATTTTTTTTAAACTGTTGTGTGTGCGGAAACAAGAAATAAAATTTTTATATATGTACAGAAACGAGAAACAGTAATAATTGCCTCCCCCGGCTCGAGTTTCGGATCTGACTACCCCCGGCATCTTAAATGACATCACTGATAGATTGTCATCCTAATCGCGGGAACATAAAGAACAATTCTTTACTATTAGTAACAATAAAACATAATCAATATGGATAAATTCTGTTTAGTAGCTATCATGCTATTCGCTATTCAACACGATATGGTTGATGACTCAATTGTTGATGTAATTGATGCAATTGATCGTGAGCGTGGTATCATTCCACGCACTGATTATCTTGAGCTTGTGTTCTCACAAGCTATATGTGAGCACGACATATACAATGTATCATTCGGAGTATATGACAAGCATTTTGAGAATCGACAGTTTGTAGAGAGGATACTACCATTCTAATGGTAGTACTCTCTCTATTCTTTAGCTTATGTTTAATCAATAAATATTTACAGTTATGAAAACATTTCGTAGGATTATCTTATCAGTTGTTGTTTTAGTGTGTGGTTTTGTTGCAGGTTATTGTACTGGTCAGGAGAATGGGAAGAACATTATACTTAGCCAGTATAAGTTGTTGCACAATGATTACGACGCTAAAACTGAGCTTGTCAAAGCTCAAGAAGCTGCACTTGATGCGGCAGACCATGTTATGGGTAAGAATGAGTTATTTGACACTGATGGCAGCGATGCAATGGTCAAATATCTTGATTTGGCTCATAAGGTTGACAGTTTGTATCAGCTTGGGGAGTAAGGCCTTGTGCCTTATCCTCTTGTCTATTCTTTGCTTGCGGGAACATAAAGAACACCTCTAGATTATTAGCAGAGGAAGAAGAGAAAGATGTAGATGCACTGATGCTTGGATATTTAAAACAGTCTATCCACTAGCCCATTTATGCATTTGATGTTGTTTGTTATTATTCTTCTCCCTTAATATATAGCTTTATTGCTATTATCTTCACAAATGATTATTCACCATTAAATACAATATATTATGTCTAAGTATCGTTTGTTTAATATGTCTATCCTGAAAGCTAAAGCCCAGGAAGGACAAACTGAAGGTAATTTATATGTAGCAGCTACATTGGAGAATCAGGATTGTGTCTTTGAGGAGAATACATCCATTGTAATGTTCGGTGTTGATGGATTGATTAATGCAATCCGTCCATATCTGGACACAAAACATGGAGGTATTGCAGAGACAAGCAATGAAGATGCAATTCCAGAACGTTATCGCTTCTTAAATGGTATCTTTGTACGTCAGAAGCTTGAGCACGGTATGAGTTATTTATTGGGTAATGACCATAGTCCAAGATTGGACAAGACAACTGGTCAGCCTATGACAATGGATAGTGTTCTTGTATTCTGTATCCTCATCAGTGAGACACCAAAGGTAGATGGCACACCAAACTATGCAAAAAACTGGGACCCTGTCTCAAGAGTGCGTAGTATTGAGCGCCAATTCTTCAAGCCTGTAAACAACACAGCTGCGACAGTAGCAGGTAATACTGCGCCTCAGCCTGCACCACAAGCAACACCAGCTCCTGACCCATTAGCAGCAGCTACAACTCAGCCGAATACGGCTACACAGCAACCAGCTGCACAACCTAATGTGGCACAGCCAGGCGTTCAGCAACCAGGTGCAGCAGCTCCGGGAAGCGTGCCTCCAGCAACCTTCTAACAACTTGCATCGTAGCGTCCTCGTGGCGCTACCTTGCTTGCTTGAACAAATGTAACTCGCTTCGCTCAGACATTAACTTAGAGCTTGCCTGAGATGGGAGATGGGAAGATACACAAGTGAGATTTTAGATAGAACAGATAGAAATATAAAACATAATCAATATGAAAGCAATAATCGAGAACGGAAAGATAAATGATGGAATTCAAAGCTGTTTTATATCAGAGTATGGAGTTGGAATAGTGTTCCATAATATTGATTTAGCAGATAAATTCACTTTATCATTAAATATGTATGGTATTCCATACGTAGTACCTCAGCCTCCTGTTGAGGTAACTCGTTTAAACACTGGTGCTGCAAGATTCTTTGTTCATTATAGAACTGGGAAAAGACATCGTATATTTGGCGATGATATTGCATGGTGTAAGGCAGATGGAATTCGCAATGACCATTACATCATTAAGCTTGACGCTATTGTATTAGCAGTTGAGAAGGGTGATGAGTCAATTGACATTAGAGCAGAATGGTAATTTGGTATTTAGAAAGATAAATAAAAGCGCTAAGATTCCATATAAAATTGATTGCACATCTGAGAGTTTTTGCCAAGTGTGGCAGTAGATTTTGTTTCATGTACCATAGTCTGTGAAGATAGTGGTACATTTTTAATTTAAACTCAGCTAGGGAGAGTCTAACATTGTCACTGATGAGACCTAGACGAAACTACACATGTTGCATCATGCTGTAGTCTGATATTCATTATTCATAAGCATTTTATCCCCTAAATACAATGGTCTGTGAAGATAGTTGTATTTAACCGTTATCTCATGCGGTATACAAACCAGGATGACGGAGCGCCTACGCTAACGTGATAAATCGTAGGAGTAATGTGGCAGTCATGGTCCCAAGCCCATGCACTACAATCATGCCTATAGTACTTGCAAAGCTTTAGGAATGTTGGTTGTATGACACAGAGGGTTTAAGTATTACATGTATACTGGAGAACTAAGGTAATCAGCCTACTTGCAAGGGGTGCGAAAGTGGTTTTAGTTCTCCATGACAATCCGGAGAGACGGATAGTGGTTATTATACACTTACTGAAGTAAGAGGGTATACTATGTACGAATTCATTATATGGGTATTGTACTTGGCTATAAAAGCGCAAACATAGCGACGGTTCGAGTCCAGTAATCACTACACCTTTATTAAATTATTTTCTAGTTACACAGTTTTATTTCCATGTAAGTATTTAAGTTCGTGCATATGGTTATATCGGTTCGTGAGAATAGATATAACATTTTTGTAGATTATTAATCAAACTCTATATAAATATGGACAAAAACAAAATTCATGGTTTTATGGACAAATTGAATCTGTTCTTTATTGGAGCAGTTATTGGTACTATTATTGGTGCTTGCTTTAGTGTAAATGCCTACAAAGGTAAGAACAATAAGGCAGAGAAAAAAGTAAAGGCGTACGAAGAGTATTATAAATGCACTGAGACGCTTTTGGACTCTCTCGATGGAACGCATGATCTTGACCTCATGGATACAGACCTTGAGACAGATTATGGTGTTGATTATTTAGAAGCTAAGTCTAAAGTAGACGAACTAATTGTAAAATAGCATGAATGAAGAAGAACATACGGAAGACATCTGGTACTCGTAATAGATATAAACCAGGACAATTAGTCACAATTAATAATCGTGTATTTAGAATCGTAAAAGGAAAATGCAGAAATGATGATTGCATTCATTGTTTCGACTATAATTGCAATAGATTTGATTTCTGTATTTATAAATTACCATCAGATCTGCATTTAAAACCAATTTAAAACATAAGGGTTGAGTTGCATCAACCCTAAGTGTTTAATGTAGCCAGCGTAAGCTGAGAGTCCAAAGCCTCTATAAATACAGATGGAACACTTTTTATACCGAGTGTAAGCGGTAAGTCTTACACAAAAAATAAACAATGTTTAATTATCAAAATTATGAACATTATTGAAAAATTGTTGGGTGAAAGATACCCAAAGCTTGGGTCAGAAGTTTTTGCTGACGGCAACAAAACAGTAGTAACAGTATCTCGTACACTGTCTCCAGATCATGTTGATTTGGATGCTCCTAGTTACGTGGAGACTAAGTTCAAGAAACACATTCCAATCTTGAAATCTATTGACGTTGAACTGGACGCCGTAACAGAGGAACAGACTATTAAGGTGACAGTTGAAGTTGATGGTAAGTTCAACAGTATTAATGACTTGAGACATCTTGCATTTATCGCTAGAAGAATTAGCGAAGTCGCAGAAGACAAACTCAGTGAGCCTAATGTAATTAAGGCCATTGGTCTGGATTGTAAACCATTCATTTGCACAGGTAATGAATCAGAAGAAACACAAGCAAACGCATAACCAAGCAGTTAAGCCACAATCAGCAAAAGGGAAACCCGATGCTGAATACCTTAATTACAAGGTAGTTGCTAAGGAGGGGGGATCTACAATGATCCTCTCTTCTGGATTAAGTAAATGTAATGCCAAATCTTTGGAAAATACTTTGAATAGTTATATTAACAACAAACATTCAAATGTTCCAGGAGCTGGCAAAACAAGTGTTAAATTCATAACGATTCATTAAGTATGTTGAATGTTACTATTCAGAACGACGGAAAAATCAAGTTCCAGTCAGAGTGTTCAAGCACAAAAGATATGAGACATAATGTTAACTTACTGTTAGCAGTTGTATCATCTATGGAGATGGAAGAAGCAGTAGCCAAAAAAGAAGCTAATGGCATTCCAGTACAAACTACTTATTACTTATACTTAGACAAAGTAGAAGATAATAAGAAGTTGAGTACAGTAAGAACGCTGTCAATGCAGTTAAACATGCCTATAGAAAGAGCAAAGGCTATTGTAGACACAGCTGCTGATGATAAACATGACATACTGTTGTCTCAGTCTCCTGATGAAAGCTTCATTAACACTATGAAGGATGCTCTTGAATCTGCAGGATGTATTTGTAGAATTACAAACGGTTTTTAATATGGGTGTAAAATTGTACGAAAAGCCGGAAAGTCAAAGTCCTGGTCCATTAATAGCGATAGTCATAATAATAATGTTATTGTTATTGACTTCAAAGTGTCAAGCGCAGCAAAAAGCTGCAATAGACACAATGGTTTGCAAGGTTGAATGTATTAAACAAATAGTACAGAAACCAAGTGTTAACGGTAAAACCGTTAAGTATCTAGCTGTGTATGTTGATAAGTCAGCAGGATTCTCAGAGATTATTCCAATCTCAAAGAGTGTTGTAGACTATATTAGCACATGCAAGCAATTCTCTCTCGAGCCTACACTTGGCATTAGGTTAAGAAATGGTGTAATTACATCTATTGTTCGGTATAAAATCAAATTTGTACACAAATGAAATTTAGTAAAGGAGACGTAGTACGCCGAGCATTGCCTAGTGGCACAATGGTAGGTGGTTTAATGGTTGTAACATGTTACACTGGCGGCAAATTCGTAGCTGTCAGAGGCATATCAACTGGAAAAAACTATGTATATAGGTCAGAACGCCTGAGAAAAGAAGGAAAGACAACAAAGATTATGATTAGTGAAGATGATATGGATAAAATCGACGCAAAGAAAGGTGTTGGTGCATTCTATCATAGCGTATCACCTGTATATGATAAGCTATATGCTAATCCATCAAGATTTGTATGTTTTATACTAGCTTACACCAAGGGTGAGACCATACATAGAGTATATCAACTTGGAAAAATATCTAGAGTATTACGAAAAGTTGATGAAATTCGTAAAGGATACGAAATGGTTCCAGTTAAGCAACCAATGTACAAGTTACAATTAATAGGTGAACTATGAATAAAAGTTTTAGTCCTGGCAGAATCTACAAAATAAATGGCATTATTGTTAGGGCTAAACGTCAATACAATTGCAATGGGTGTATCTTTAATAATCCTTTCTCTTGCCCAAGAGTAAACGATTCAAAAGATTTAAACGAAGAATCACCATCATGCATTGAAGACGGAATAATTTTTATTAGTCCTTAATTATGGCAAAACGTAGAAAAAATGGACAAATGTCTGACGAAGAATTAGAAGTTAGACGACATCATTCATCATTGCGTAAACTTAAATCGCATTGTAATGATGTAAACGTAGAGTTAAAAGATTATAAATCTGCAAATCCTGATGATATGTGCGTATTATCATTAAGTGATGTAGATTTGGGATCAAGAAAGAGTTATTTAACAACAGATAACGATTCATGGTTTGTTAGTGAAGATGACTATGAAGAGGTATCGCAAATAGCATTATACCTATGAGAAACGAATATGGAGAGCTATTTGTATCAATAGCGTTAATAATTATTTCAGCATTCCCTCTTTTTGACTTATTGTCAAACATAACGAATATAACTAACATAAGCGATTTTTCGTTGGTAGTAGTAATTGTTATGTTGATAATAATCTTGATCTCCAGTATTATATATTTTATATCGTATTGGACAGAAAAATTTAATTAAGTTGCATTTCAAGGGGGCGGATTATACCGTCCCCGAGATTTATTAGGTTAGAGGCCTACATAACAGTTCAAGTCTGTATAAAATCACAATTGCATAGAGAGGCTAAGTCATTTTGGACATGGGTACCAAAATGCAGGTGTTGGGCGGTAAGATAAAATTCCTTTCTTACAAGTTATCTATGCAATCTGGACTTGTAGCTCAGTTGGTTAGAGCAACAGACTCATAATCTGGAGGTCCTAGGTTCAAGCCCTAGCTGGTCCACAAAAAGATGATTCCGTGAATCTTTAAAACCCGGATAGTTAACATTTGTTGAATCTCTAATAAATTATCAAAATGAAGAGATTATTCGAAAAGCTTAGCATGTGCTTAATCATGCTTATTGTAGCCGTCACAGTATCGTCATGTGACTACATGAAAAAAACTAAGAGTGAGATCAGACACGATGACTCGCTCATGGTATCAAAGATGATGCAGGATATTGACAATCCTACATTCACCGGCTGTTCTGACGTTATAGAGTTTCAGAGATCGGAAGGTCAATGGAGACATCAGGACTCAGTGTTCTTCAGCATACCTGAAAAGGTTATGCGTAATGTGGTATCCGTCTTAGAAAAATCTGGGAAACCATTGACTAAGATGAGTATATCGAACGAGTTCGAGATGAACAAGCATGTATATTTGAATCTTCCTGATGAACAGGATCAATACAATGCGATTGCTCCTCCTGATATCCCTAACGTAGAAATGGTTGATACTATTATCGACGGTAAGCATGTGCAGATCGTGCAGTCCTCTAGTACTAACATAACGACAAAGGAGGATTAGCTATGAAACGGTTCATTATCATCTCATTCGATGGTTCTAGTTTGAATCCATCTGAAGTTATGGCAATAGCTTCACAATTGAAAACAGTTAAACCTGATGTTACAGATGTACATGCATCTACAATGGATGAAACGGAAGTTAATTCCATTATTATCGGTCATGCAGAAGCTAAGAATGCTACAGAACTTTCTGTTGTAGAATCTGCATGCATCTACGTGAAAAAAAGATTTGGTAAGTTTTTCAACTCCAAGATGAAGCTGTTGCTTGCATTGTCAGAGGCTATAACTAATGAGCCTGGCAATGAATCTCTTATGAATGCTATTAGAGTTATGTCTGGTGGTATAAGTAAGAGGATGCGTGATTCTTACGGTATTTCTACCGATGTTATTTATGTATTTAAAACAGTTCAAGATAACATGTAATTATGTATAAAACACAACGTAATACTAAGAAAGTGTATCGTCAGCGTCACGCAGAAGCCAAAGCAAAGGCATATAAGCGTGACAAGTTTAAAAACAAGCTAAATCCTTTAGATTATGTGGAAGATTCCAGTATATACGACAAAAGCTAAGAAAAAGGGTAAGAATACAAAAACATTAGTATTTGAATCCAAGTATCCTAGTGAAGATCAAGCTGAAGATGCTAGATTAGCACTCATTCATTTGGCTAATTGCTCTCACAACGCTCCATGCGATATTACCATTAATAATAATGGCGCAGTATTCGTTAAGAATCCATCCTGGAGTGTTGGAGAAGTAACAATATGTTAATTAATTTTATTTACAAACATTTAAAACATTATCAAAATGGCAAAAGCAGAAACAAAAGGTGCTGCCAAAGAGCAGCAGAATGTGTCAGCAGACAACGTAGTAGAGAAGTTAATGAAGGGCAACCTCGTAACTGACATCGCAGACAAGGCGGCAGAAGAGATCCGCCAGGATGAGGAGAAACGTAAGATCTCTCAAGTAAAAGAAATTGTCAAGTGTGCTGACTTCCTTAGAATTAAGGAACTTCTTAATGTCCGTAAGGACCGTGCGAAGGCAAAGATCACTCTCGACATTCTGAAGAAGCGTACAGAATTGTTGGCCCGTCTTCTGGGTAAACAGGAGGATGGTACCGCCGTTCCTGACGACCAGAAGATTACGCCAAATCAGTTCCGTGATCTGTCTCAGAATATTGACGATGATCAGCGTAAGCAAATGACTGAACTGAACAAAGAGTACGAGAAACACGACCGTGAGTTGCGAGACAAGTACCCTAACAATTGGTATTATGCCAACTATCAGTTCGATCGCTTTTAATTCTTCTTCTAGTACAAGTATCTTTGTATCACGTACATAGATTCTGAGGTACTACAGAGAATCTTAAGAAGATTGGGTTAGTGAAAGAATCTCAGAATGAATTAACATTCTCATCAAGTATCTTCGTATCACGATGAGAGGAAGAGATGTGACCCCACACAGTAAATTGGGACAGTAGATCAAACAATATGTTTTGTGTGTATCATTGTATCGGGGAGACTCAGCTTGGCTGATACCAAGATTGAACCCTGCAAAATGTATCAAAAATGCTGAATATAGCCCTCTAAGTATCTTTGTATCATGAGGATTCCTATATATTTTTAGCCATGTTTTAAGCGCTCTGAGGCAGAGTATGTCACCAAGTGGAGTAATTAACCACAAGTGCCGCAAAAATGTCTTAGAGCGCACCTAAAACGGCTTAAATCGAATGTTCTGACTGATCATCAGAACATTTACAAGTGAATGTACAGTGTGTATGAGTTAATTTTCGGAGACTTGGGTTCGAGTCCCAAATCGTCCACTTTCTTCTCCCACCTGCTATAAGTCTATTAGAGGAAGCATCCTCTATGTTTAGACTCCGTTCGGAGCAACCTAAGCATGTTGTAAAACTGCTTATAAGGGCGATATTTGGTTTTGATCCGAGAAGGAAGTAAATACATTAAGCACTATACTATAAATTAAACGGCAATGTAAATAACATTGTAGACTATACTAACGTAGCGTAAGTTTAGTCTAGGTGTTTCCTACCAAAGTGGAGAGAAGAAGAAGTTTGGTTCTTTGGGCTACACACCCGAGGTTTAGGGTTCGACTCCCTAACTTCTTCCTATTAGTTATGACAAAGGGATATAAAGCGATGATAAAGGACAGGTGTCCTCATGTCGTCAACCTCGCATTTAAATGGTGTACAGAATTTGGCAGATTATCTAATATAGGTAAGAAACCACATGAAAGAATTAAGTATGCTGTAAAAACGCGATGGATAGACCGTGTATACCAAGAAAATGTAGCAATCTATAACACTGGAAGAGGAATACCTCGAACAGATGAAAAGAATGCATCATTAAGAAAAGCTCTTGGGATTCACGAGGGGTCGCAAAATTTTAATTTTGCAGACTCTATAAATTTGGAAGGCATCAACAAAGTATTTAACTCTGGAGAACGAGCATTTTGGATATGGGTTAATAGCTGGGTAGTATGGTTTCAAGAGAACTATAAATACCTAGAAAATTATTATAACATATCGTGTAAATGTGGTAATATGGCTTTATTTGATAACGCATTGTCAGAAAAAGCTAGTTTTCTAGATGAGTATTTTGAAGATTTCTCTAAGTTTATTAAGAAAACATTTAATTAAACAAAATAAAAATGGAGTATTTCCCTAAAATGCTAATTTACAGAGCTAGTCTGTTAGGCTGCAAAGAAGAAGGTATAGAAAATGTGATTAACTGGTTTCATAACCGCCTTAAAAAGGGCTTTACTTATGAAGCGCACATATTCTGTGCAGGAGACAGCCTAGACGAAAATTGTATATACGAATACTGTTGTAATGAACAGTTACGTAGAGTTGGTGACTGGATTATGAAAACGATAGTCCTAAACAACCCTATGAAGTTCAAAACACTTACGACTCGTATGCGTATTGGTTCAGGACTACTTGAAAAGGTAGAAATGAAAACAGGAGGGAAGGATTTGAAAATAATTCTTTTCAACAATTTCGTCAACAACGTTTGGTCGCTATACCGTCAGAAGATGGTGTACGATCTTCCGTTTTATCAGGGGTAGGGTGAGAGAGATTTCCCCTACCCCACAATATGGAGTATCAGCGTATCACTCAATCTGAGATTGAGACCATAAAAGAAGCTCAAAAGGGAAATGAGCTAGCGTTTAATAAATTGTTTAGCCGTTACAAAGAGTTCGTTGATAACGTACTATTTTGTTACGTGAATGACATGGATGAAGCTAAAGATCTTACAAATGTTGTATTTCTTAAGGTTCACCAAAAACTCTCGACATTCACAGATTATTCGTCTTTTGGCGGATGGCTGAGAATTATAGCTAATCGAACAGCTATAGATTATCTACGAAAAGTAAAGGAAAAATCCATGGAATTAGGAGAAGACTCAGGCCGACTACCTGTCGAATTAACTAATTCTTCAGAAGAAGAAGATCTTGTCAATCTTCTTGAGTATGAATCTCTTCTAAAGGAATTTGAAAAACTCCCAAAGAAGACACAGAAGATTTTTAATCTATTTTACGTAGAAGATCTTACAGTTGATGAAATTAGCAAAGTGCTGAAAATTCCTACAGGCACTATAAAAGCTGCGTTAAGTCGTACTCGTAGGAAAATTAAAAATAACTTAAAAGTTTAACAAAAATGACTTCACTTTTATTATTGATTCTCTCGATTTTTGTAGCTCTTGGTTTCGCAAGATACAATAAGAGCAACAAGTTGTTCTGGATCATTCTCGTAAGTCTCTTGCTTGGTTTTACCGGTAAGAGTATGGTCAACTATGCCTTTGTTGACCATAAAAGTGAAGCCAGCACAGTTAAATCTTCTACAACTCCCATGCTGGCACCGACGTGCTCATTTCAGGCTTTGGAACCCTCAGAGGGCGCCGGTACATGTGCCGAGACAAAACCAGCAGGTAAGGACACAGTTGTAGTAGATACTGTTGCTGTGCTTAACTTGAGTGAAGGCGAGCATATTAAAGTGCTCACTAAACCTCCACGAGATTGGTTAAAAACGAACTTTATATTCGATACAAGTTGAATTTAAGTTAGTTGCCCAGAAGTATTAATTAATTTTAGTAAATAACATTTAAAAACATTATCAAAATGGCAAAAAAGAATGGAAAGGGCAATGTAAAAGTTGCTCAGAATAATAACAATGGTGGTAATAATACAAATGCGGCTGTTGAGGTTGCAGCTATGCTAACAACAACAGGTGGGTCAAGCATGGATCGTAATCATCAAGTGGATTTATTAAAGATGGCTCATGATCGCTTTTACTTGGATGAGAAAGCTGCTGAGCACACTGGTTTTCCACAGGGAACTATCGATACACTTAACCACATTAATGCCCTCGGCATAGCTGTGTGCGTATGTAACGAGGCCAAGTATGGTACCAGCGATTTCGCTGTTGTAATCCGTAAGTCTGCGCTCTCAGAGCTTACTGAAGCTTTGAAGGAAATTGGCGTAAGCTTTGACGACACAAAGCTCTTACCTTCAAAAGATAATAATGAAGCAGTTGAAGTTACAGCTTCAGCTATAACAGTGTCAGAAGAAACTGCAAAGAGTCTTGACGAGGATGTTGAGGCTCGTGCTGCAACAGCAGGTAAAGTTTTTGATCCTACAAAGATCAAGGACGAAAAAGAGCTCAAGGAAGCTTTGTCTGGATTCTTGGCCATGAACCGTGACTCTAAGTTAATGGATAGCATCATGCAGTGTGTGAACTTCTATAAGTCATATCGCTCTATTGAGGCTAAGCGTGCTATCGATTCTGCTGAGGAGACACTCAAGAACACAAAAGACAAGAAGTACAAAGAGAACGCTGAAAAGGCTCTTGCTTCTGCAAAGAATGACCTTGAGCGCATCAAGAACATGAACTTCCATGATACGTTTCGCAAGATTGTTGAGCTTACAGGTCGTGTCGGAACGCTTACTTATGGAATTGGTGCTCACTTCTTCAATGTTACCGCTACGTCAGGATCTCCTGTATCTGCGTTCTGTGAGCTTCGCGACCATTCTACTGACAAGAACACCGGCGTATGCAAGTATACCGATGATCAGATTGCAGACGCTGTAAAGTGCCTCGTAATAATTGGTGCAGACGATGTTCGCTCAAAGGGTAAGGCCTTACTCGAAGCAGAGAACAAGCTGCCAGAAAAGGATCGTGCCAAGGAGCACATTGATACAGCTAATAAGAATATTGCATTTGCTGATAAGGCTACTGCAGCGGTTCTTGCGGCTCCAGGCGAGTTTGTTGAGAACTTGAAGAAGAACTTCTTGGATGGTAACAACTTTGCAAAGAAGACTGTTATCGCCATTAAGCGAGCATATTATCGTTGTGTTACTCCAGAGATGATGGCTAAAGTTAAGTCTGATTCGATGCTTGATAACGCTACACAGTATGCTGGTATCATCTCTAACCTGTTCCGTAATCCTTCTGATCCACTCGTAGGTTATGCCAGGGAGAATATCATCGACTTGGAGTTCAAAACAGATGAGGAGATCAAGGCTGAGGAAGAGGCTGTTTCCAAGGCTGCTAAGGAAGCAGCTGATAAGAAGGCAGCTGAGGATAAGAAAAAGGAAGCCAAAGGTAAGGCCAAAGCTCAGGTAAAAAAATAATACGGCCAATTAAGAGAACTGGTTCACAACTAGTTGGTCGTATTAAAAGAGCCTTTGACATCCAATGGCAAAGTGAACGCAAATAATTTAACTATCAAAGTATGAAAAAATTAGTAATCACGTTGCTAGGAGCAGCATTCCTTACTATCGGCATGAATATTGCCGATCTTAAGAATGTTCCTCTTCCAACGACAGTGCAAACAGTAGCAGCATCTACTGTACAGCAACCAATGGACCATTTGTTTGGTCAAGTGAATCGTGCTAATCCTGATACAGTGCATGATACCGTTAGGGTAGAAAAGCCTGTACCTTGTAACCATAAACAGTTACCTGCAAAGGTAATTGTTAAACGCACCGTAATTAAGAAGACAGATACGTCGTATGTACCACTTCTGTATATTATGGAACCTGGAGAAAAGGTTGACTCCACTAATCACAACTCTACCATTCGTAAGGGAGAGCTCAATGATTATATTCAAATCGCCTCCAATGTGCATAAGTAAACATAAGAACCCTATGCACTATAATTGGGTAAGTACATATAGTGGATCCCATTAGTCTACGTACTATTCTGGAACATCCCCCGCGAAGGAGCTAGAAGAAAAACTCAATAAATTAAACTTGATCCGAGAATATGTTAACCCTGTCTCGCAGGGCGAGATCACTCAAAAGGTAGGATGAAATGTATCAAACATTGAAACAGTTTGATATAAGTAGGAGAAGCGTTGTATCAGCTCCTATAGATTATACAGCTGGACTTGTGAGAACCGTCTGGAGACAAGCTGGATGAGGCTGCATAATCTAAAAACGCATAAGTCCCAAGAAGGGCATAATGAACCGTATCGTAATTATATGTGATAATACTAAGCATATACAAACGTTACACGAGATGAACTATATTGGTCCCCAGTAGGTGAACAGAATTGCATACATGGTATGGTGCATGGTGCTGGAAGAACCGAGGATATCCCAAACAATATAGAAGTATTATTAAGCCGTAGGTAGTGTTTCTAGTGTCCAAAGCTAGTATAAAGGCCGAAAAATTACATCAATACTGTGGGAGTAATACCACACAGAGTAAACTAAATGAGTTTGCTGACTATACCAAAACCTTACTGTTCGATTCAGTACAACTCCGTTGAAGGGGTGCCAGGGATGGGGTAGAAGTGTCTGATTGTGACCGCCAGGCTTTTCTTGTTTATGCGGTATATAAAAGTAAAACAAGCGCAAGGGTTGGGCAGCCCCTTAATCGAAGCTCTACGGGAGTATCGTACGCGGGTGAAGATCGCGGTGAAAATCTATTCCAGTTGTAATTAGGATGTTAAGCAATCCGAACTTACAGCCAATTTCCATGAAAATTAAATCGTTCATGAGACTATGATCGATGACTCCGTTACAGTCAAAGAAAATTGATGGAGAGCTATCCTAGAATAAGAAATAGCAAAGTAGGTAGAAAGTTGATTCGAGATATGTCCATCCAGGACCATTTGACCTCCACTTTCATCCAAAATGATCTAGACTAATAGTTTATTTGCACTATGATATACAATATTACATAGTCTCTACAGAGTAGTAAGCTGGTATATTATGTATGCGTATGTTGTATGCAAGAGATATAAGCTATGAAAACCTAGAAAGTTTAAAAGATAACATGTTTAACAAAAATTGATGTCCCTTCATAGAGTGGATCTTACGTTGTAAGTAAGGACTTGAGGTGAAGAAATTGAGTGCCAACCGATATGCCAACCATGCTAAAGTATACTGCGCAACAGTATATGTAAACATAAAGGTTCGAAGCAATACAGGAAATTGATGGGCAGCTTATATCTATGTTGTAAAACGACTGTGTATATTATATGTGTATACTGTCTCTATACATGTATATTACGTTATAAGTGGGTGATAAGATGAAATGTATGGGTTGAATTCCCAATATTCGTGCACTATAAATAGGAGGTAGTAATACCGGTACAGAAAAATTGCAAACATCAGCAAAGATGTAAAAAGCCGTAAAGTCTGTGATGGGTTTGGTCCTGAGACATTCCGACAACCAACCGCTGGGTACATGCCATAAGCCGAGTACCGCAGTAAGGAGACCTAGCTGACAGTCGCTTCTAAGTTAGCAGTAGAGATCATCTGCTTTAATAACAATCGTGTAGGAATATCTTGTAAGTATAGTAAGGGAAATACGACCGAGATTCTACATATTTTCGTGGGTTATAAGAATTCTAAGATTCTATGAGTGTTAGTTGCTCTGCAAAATTTCACCAACGAAGATTAGAATAGTTAAGTTAGAAAAAACGTGAACAAAATAGCAGAAAACAGTTCAGCATTTGATTATGCAAAGGAAGCATTCAAAGCTTTAGACGATGGGCCTGGATAAACCAGTAAATGCTAATTGCATCATACGTATGTAATTCCTGCTGCAAGCCTATTATCCTATTGTTGTAATAGGAAGAGTGCAGCTAAGTCTATATAAAAGCGTCTACAATAGTAGAACTTCCTTTAGAAAACTAAGTACGCAAAGTAGTAACCAAGTATCTTCGTATCAGCGTTGCTTTATTCAATAAACAATGGCAAAGGTGTAGCCAAAATACACCATATTTTTCAATCATATCGTTAGTTAATCAATAACGATATCAAAAAGGATATGATTATGTCAGAAATTAATGTAAACATCGTGGAAACAACTATTAAGTCAAATCGTACCCCACTGAGCATGCTCGGTGCAAAAATGTTTGGTCAGGACGTATTTACTCCTCAGACCCGTTTATTCAATCCAGACCATGACAAGGTTTTGGAGCAAGCTAAGCAGAGCTCCAATGTAAACCTTGTACTCAATCGTTCGCCTCGTCGCTTCTCGATCGGCTATATCACGATTGAGTCAATGGCAACAAAACAAAATGCAATCGGTGATGTCGTTTGCCGTCTTAATGAGGGCACAGACAATCAGATCGATATTCCTCTAGGTGAGAACAGTACCAAGTTTGGTGAAACCACTGAAGAGGCTGTCCAGAACGCTCTTAAGGACAAGAACTCTAAAGCTGTGTTCTCAGATCCTAGGGATTTGGGTGGAATCCTTAATGATCTCAACCGTGGCGAGATTGCTCGTCTTGATGCAATGATCGAACAGTTGCAGAAGGCTAAGGCACAGTGTGTGTCTGCCATTTCAGCAAATGAGAAGATTATTGCTGACTATGAGCGTCAGAAGACAGAATCAAAACCAGCTGATAAGATCGCGTAGGATTCATGGAGGCTGTTTTAACCGAGAAGAGCGTTAAGCTTATTGCAGTAATGCTCTCCGAACCGAAGATTAAGGCAGCCGTTTATGAAAAGTTGGACCATACGGAGAAGTACAAAATCTATACCATTAACGATGATGGTAGTATTACTCTCGGTTTAACCAAGTTCCATTTTTGGAACAAGATAATCGGCTGCGAGCAAAACTTACCATTTGAGAGTTTCGCTCTCAAGGTATGGGATGCACTAGTGAGTCTTTCCACGGGGCTTAACCAAAAAGCCATTATGGAAGGACTATCACAAGAAATTGTGATGAAAGGAGTTAAAGACAAAAACTTTAACTGGGTCGTAGAACGACTGTATGATGTTGCGACAAAAGTATGTCAGAATTCTAGCATTGCTGATGGCGTAGGAGCGGACCCTGCGGGGTCCCGGGTGTCAGGGCCAAGGCTTAACGCTCAGCAAGAGTTTCCTGAGAAAATTGTTATCAATATCAACGGACGTAAAGAAGTTTTGCAGGTTAAAGACTGCATAGGTAAACCAATGATTGAGTTGGAGTACGGAATTGTAAACGCTAAACGAGTAATGCCATAAACAGAAACATTCCTGCGGGAATGGTGTACGAACTGTGCGCAGAAGAGTACACATTCATGCATGGTATTATCGTGTATTGTTTACAACGAAATGCAAAGACAATATTATTAGTTTATATTAAAAGGCATCCTTAAACGTTCTCTGCGGAGAATAGGTAATCCGCCCTGCGGGGCAGGATTGCCAATGGATGTCTTTTATTCTTTATTACAGTTATATGTAATATAGAAACTAGGTAAATGGCTGATTCAAGTAAATTGTTTAATTTTAATCAAACTATATGAATAAGAAATCAATTAAATTGAACTCAGCAAACATTATCACAATTCGTAAGAACATTGATATTACTATCAACAAGTATTGGCGAATTATTCGAGCAGAGAACCTCATGTCTAAGAAGGCAATTGCAGCAAAGCAAGGTTCTGGCTTAGATCTCAAAAGTTTGTATAACCAGATTGTACAACTTAGTGAGAAGCGTATTATGATTAAGGGTATTTTGGTAGCTCTTAATACAGGTACAACTACATTCTCTTACGAGGATTTTAAGAAGACAAATAACTATAGTATTTTTGCAGCATGCGAGGCAAAGGAGGCAATAGCACAACTTAAGATGATCAAGACACTTGATCCATCAACTAAGGCAAAGAAGGGATTGAAGGCTATGCCTAAGCGTGAGATATTCTCATCAGCTAAGATTGCTCAGCTTATCCATGATCAGCAACTACTAGCAAATAAGTTTGACGCTAATCTCGAGAAGTTTAACAATGAGACTTCTATTGAGATTAAAGATACTATTGCAGATAAGTTCGAGATGGATCTGACAGTTTAAGTACTATAGGTTCGAGACAAATATAAGGGTCGCCGAAAGGAGTAAGATCGAGGCTTACACGAACCACAATAAGGAATCCCTTGCCTTAAAAATAACATTATTAACACATTAAATTATCAAAATTATGTCAAAGAAGAATAACAAGAAGAACCTTAAGAAGGTTCAGGCTAAGATAGGAACTACACCAGTTAAGGCTGAGGCAGCTAAGAAGGAAGAGTCTAAGGCTGCTATAAAGAATGCAGAAATTGCTGCAGCAAAAGACGATGTTAAGGCAAAGAAGAAGGCTGAAAAGAAAGCTCACGAAGAGGCTAAATATGCTGCCTCTAAAGCTCGCATAGAGGCCCGTAAGGCGCGCAAAAAGAGCATCATGGATAAACTGATCGACTCCAAGAAGGAAAAGGCTTCAGAGCCTGTTAAAATCACTCTGGAGGACCGTTTGAAGAAGCAGGAAGAGCGTCGTAATGTCGCCATGGCTCGTCATATCGCATCAATTACCCGTCGGTGCAAGCGTATGCATCTCAATGATGCCGACACCAAGAAGGTGATAGACATCGCAAAGAAGCAGTGGGACAACGCCACTGTATACAATATTACAGTTGTATGTGATTCTATTCTGAAAAAGAAGAAGGAGCTCGAGAAGTTGGTAAAGGATTGCGGCATTAAGTCTGCATGTATTACTAACTCTACAGCATTCTTTAAGAATGTGCCAGCAAGTGTGGTAGCAAAACTGCGTGATCTTGTAGGTAATGCTACATTCTATCAGTATCGTTCTGATGATAAGTCTCCATTCGAGGAGGCTGGCATAGATATGTCAGGCAATCACAATAAACACAAGAAGGGAGGTGATCCTCATACTATCGAGTGCTCAAAGAACGCTAGTGTGAACTTCTATAATCTCCGTAAAGCTAAGAAGAAGGCTAAAGAGACACTTGAGAAGAACACATACAACTTCCGTCACGGCTCTAAGGCTGAAGGACGTAAGCTTCGTCGTGGGCTCAAAGTTAAGGCTAAAGCCGTAAACAAAAAGCCTACACAGGTTAAAGAAATTAAACAAAAAACAGCTAAACAAGCAGCTTAATCATAGGAGGCAACGTTATGAATACCCAGAATAATCAATATTTGGACGATTGTGTTGAAAAATATCGTGACATCAAAGAGAAGTGGCTTAAGGACTTTAACAAGTCTCACGGAACTACTTCTAAATTCTGTAAAGAACATGGCATCCATGGTCTTAAACGTAAGAGGCCTTGGTTCATAATACTCAAGCGTGATTCGATCAAAATTGAATCTAGCAAAAAGGTTACGAAGCTTAACCATACCGAGCTTATGGAAGGGTATGTTCAACACAAGTTGCAGAAATGGGAGCGAAAGCACCCGTGCCCGGTTAAGAAAGACGACTTGTTCTACGCGCAGCAGTTCCCAGTTTGGGAATCAGAAAAGAATGCTGCAGAAGAACATATTAGAGACTTAGTTGTCGCTAAATATGACAAATTACAACTTGTAGGACGATTCAAGAATTCGGACGACAAGTTTACTGAGCAGGAAGTTGCTCAGATAAAAGACAATGGCGAAACTGCTAAACATGGAGGAGTAAACAATCTTCCAGAAAGTAGTAAAGTCATCAAGATGGCTCGTAAGGAGACAAATAAGGTAAAAGCAAAGCGCAGTAATCTTGTTTGTACAAACCTTAAAGACCATCGCAAGAAGACGGGACGACTCCTGTTACCAGGCGCAAATAAGATGCGAATGGCAGCTTAAGGCGTAACTTCTTCAAAACCGACCAGGACACCACTGGTCACCCTAGTGTGCTCCGAAAGGATATGACTGCGAGGTGCAAACCCTCACTAGGGAACTATGATAGTAAAGGAAAGACCAGTAGTTCTATATGACATAGAAGTTTTTCCAAACTGTTTTCATTGTACTTGTAAAGATTCAGAGAGTCATAAACTATATAAATTCGAGATATCCTGTCGTAAAAATCAATTAGAAGAACTAGTTGACTTCTTCTACACCAACAGAACTGATCATATAATGTGCGGCTACAACAATAAGCATTATGATGACATAATCATAAGTTACATTATACATTTCTGCAGTAGAATGAAGCGACTAGGATACTCGAGAATTTGTAGTTCTCTCTACTATCTTAGTAAAGAAATAATAAGTTCGGAAAAAACAGGAAATATTGATAAGATTAAAGTGTATAAGTATGCAAATTATTATTTCTATTCATTTGATCTTATGTTGATGCTCTATAGTGCCAAACAGCAGAAAAGCTTAAAAGAAATAGAAATACTCTTACATATGCCAAATGTACAAGAGTATGAAGGAAGCTTTGATCTGCAGATCCCAGAATATGATATTGACGCTATGATAGAGTATAATATGAACGACGTAGAAGCTACTGAGACTTTGCTTAATAAAGTAAAAGAAGATGTAGAACTACGTCTTGAAGTGGAAAAAGAATGGGGGTTTGATGCACTGTCGATGAGTGGTGTACGATTTGGAGAAGAAGTACTCTTGCGAAAGACTTTAGACATTACCAACACAACAAAAGACGAGCTGAAAACTCGTGCTCGAAAAGTCGGAAACATTCGCCTAAGTGACATCATACTCCCATTTATACAATATTCTAATCCAAAGTTGAAAGAAGTCTTATTGGATGTAAAAAGTGCTACTTGCAACGCAAGTAAGTCTGATAAGAAACAAGAAAACTATGAGAAGAAGTTTGTTCTCTCAAACATTTGCTACTCTATAGGTGAAGGTGGTATACACACCATCAACGAGCCTAGAGTCTACAAACCTACAGCTGAACAATTTATAGGACATTCCGACGTTACGTCTATGTATCCTTCGCTAGCCATTATAAACCATTGGCTTCCGGTTCACTTAGGAAAAGATTTTTGGAATGTGTACAGCGCTCTATACAAGGAGCGCTTGGCTGCCAAACGTAATGGAGAGTTATTAAAGTCTAAGGCATTTAAACAGGCTCTTAATGCTCTTACAGGAAAGATGCAACAAGAAAGTAGCTGGGCTTATGATCCACTTAACGTATACAAGATACGTATAAACGGGCAACTTATACTACTTATGTTAGTGGATAGGCTTCTAGAATTGAATTGTAAGATTGTACAAGTCAATACAGATGGTGTCGTCTACATTGCCGACAAATCCGCCCGCTTCGCAATAGCCGATGCAATTAAGGAAGTTGAGCAATTAACCCAGTTAACATTCGAATCCGATGATTACGAGTCGTTTTATCAGTACGACGTGAACAATTACTTTGGTGTTCGCAAAGGATATTCCCAATCTGGAGATCCAAGACTGATAGAAAAGAAAGGCAAGTTTATCACAGAAATTGGTCTTAACAACAGCATGACACCAGTTGTTATCTCCAAAGCTGTGATAAACTATTTTTTGAACAATGAACCGATAGACAAGTTTATTAAGAAGGATAGAGATGTCCGTGATTTCTTGATGTCACAAAGCGTAAACAAGGAATCAAAAGTTGAATATGGAGGAAAACAGATTCAACGTATTAATAGATATTATGCGTCAAGCAGTGGCTATTATCTTATGAGAATTAAGGACAAAATGTACGAAAATCGTTCTGAAACAAAAATAACAGAATATGGAGTACGAATTCTTAACAAGATAGATGCCACACCAATAGAGAAACGTCATCTGGATTATCAATACTACATTAGCAAAGCAAAAAAGATAGCTAGTGAGTTTGTTAATCGCCAGTTGACAATATTCGATGATTAATCGTTTATCAACGTATATAAGATGATTATTGAACTAAACACAAAACTCCTGGACATTCCAGGACTAAATTCAAATCAATTAATATTCCTAAGTTTGGTATTGGATAAGAATCAAAAAACTTATAATCAAGACGTCCGCAAAATTGTCAGCCTAGTTAGCGACGAAGAAATATCAAACTTAATTTCTCAGGGACTTATTACCTCGATCGAGAGAGGTAAGTCAATTACATATCATGCAACAGATACGCTTAAAGATATAGTTCGACCTAAACAGGACTATTTCGATTTGTTCTATGAAATGTACCCAATATACGTTCTACGACCAGATGGTACAAAAAACTATCTGAGAGCCAACGTTAACAAGTGTAGACATTTATTTAATGTTTATGTAGGTCAAAGCGAAGCTATGGCTCAACATCTTATTCAGTGTCTCGACTTCGAAATGAAGAAAAAGACTAACGAGGGTAAACTAAGTTATATGAAGACGATGTGGAGATGGCTCGTAGACCATCAATGGGAAGAATCTGAGGAAGAAATGCAAGACAACTCTAAAATTGAGGAATCGACTTATGGAACAGAACTTATCTAATCTTATAAGACCAATGTCAGTTGTAGCCCAAGAGGCGATAAACTACATATCTGGTCGTAGAGATCACTCTATAACATCTCTAAAGACTAGATGGGCTAAGTTTAATAAGCAGTGTATGGGAGGTATTGAACCTAATACCGTTTACACCATAGCTGGTATTTCAGGAAGTGGTAAGAGCTCATTCGCAAATGAGATCTCAACTGATATTGTTGATTTGAATCCTGGTGAAGAAATAGTAATTCTGATTTTCTCGTTAGAGATGGTTGGATTTAGGCAAGTTGGAAGAACGCTTTCTAGTAAGCTTAGGAAAACGACTTCGACTTTGTATAGTTCGGAAACGGACCTAGATGACGATACCTTCAGAAAAGTCATCTCAGTATCTAATCAACTAAAGGAGTATCCTATATGGTTTGTAGATAACCCTACAACTCCCAAGGAAGCAGAAGATATTATTAAGTATTTCTATAATACATACATAAAGGGTACCGATAAGCATTTTGTGATAATGTACGACCATGCTCTATTAACGAAGCCAATAGGCAGCGTTATAGAAACCATGCAGGAACTCGAAAGAGTTTTCATAAGTGCCAAAAAGTATCCTATGACATCAGTGTTACAACTAGCACAGATGAATAGAAATATTGAATCACCAGAAAGAATAAACAATCCTTTGTCGCATTATCCTATGAGAAGCGACATTTCATCTGCTGACGCTTTATTTCAAGCTAGCGATTATGTTATAGTTATTCATAGGCCTGAAATTCTTGGAATACAAGAATACGGCCCGAGCCATTTACCTACTCAAGACAAGGTGTATTTACACATCTTGAAGAATCGAGACGCAGGAAAGCCCTGCATACTTGAATTCCAAAATGACTTAGCATATAACAACTTGATAGAAAGTTAAGCAATTAAAATTTAGGCTGAATTATGACAACATACGATATTAAGTTTACTGACAACAACATTAAGAACACTAACAATGGTAACATTTATTCTCAGATTCTCGATGATATTATTCTTTCTACTGTAAAGAAGAACAACTCTTATTTGTTTAACACAAAGAAGAAGGACGACGATCTGATTGATGCCATGTTCAACGAGTTGGATCATACTTATATCTACAAGCCTCTGAAGGGCGACACTTTGTTCGCAAAGGCTTGTGATATTCTTGCTAGCTATGGCAAGAAGAAGAGTATTATGAAGGGTATTAAGATCGGTAAGATTTACCGTCTTGAGAATGGTCTCCCTGTCATTTTCTACAATGATGAGATTCAGATTGGTACCGACATTTATAGTTACTCTGATTTTAGTGATTACAACTTCATCTCTTCACTTAGTCCAGAGGTTAAGAAGACAATCATTAATATTAACATTAAGCTTTAATTAAAACTTTTAGTATCATTGTATCATGAGTTTAACATTACCTACTAGTAAAATTCCTGCAGTTTCTGAAAATCCTAGATATCTTATACTCTATGGTCTTCCAAAGGCTGGTAAGACATCTTGTCTTGCACAGCTGGATAATAACCTTATCATAGACCTTGAGGGAGGCTCTGTCTGCGTTGATGCGATGGCCATCCAGTGTCGTACGATCAACGATTTAGGAGAAGCAGCAAGTGCCATTCGTGCCAAGAATAAAGAAGTAGGTCATAATTTCTATAAGCATATCACTATCGATAATGCTACACGACTTGAGGATATTTGTATGAGCTATGCTTGTACACTCTATCGACAAACTCCAATGGGTAAGAAGTGGGACGGCACAGACGTAACCACCTTGCCTAATGGTGCTGGCTATAAGTATCTTAGAGACGCAGTAAAGAAGGTAGTTGATACGTTCCGAGATTTGTGTGACGAATTTATTCTTGTAGGTCACGTTAAAGACACCGTAACTGAAAAGGATGGTGTTGAAGTTTCTGCAAAAGAGCTCGACTTAGTTGGTAAGCTGAGTAAAATCGTGTGTGGATTAGCCGATGCGGTTGGTTATGTATATCGCAAAGGAAATGAAACGCATATATCCTTTAAGGGTGGTGTCTCTGATACCATCATGGAGGCTCGTGCAAGACACATAGCCGGAAAGGATATCGTTATTGCAGAAGGTAATGAAGATGGGACACTTACAACACATTGGGATAGAATATTTAAATAAATTGATATATCGGTCTATTAGATCAGCAGCATATTATGCTGAGAATAAACTGGATATGTTAGCATTACGTATATTAAAATAATAGAGATTATGTTTAGTACAAAGACAGCCGCAATTAGCAACGAAGAATTTAGTAATAGTAGTTATATGCCAGTAGGCATTAACCAGAACGTCACTCTTAAAGAGGTAAACTGTAACAAGTCTCCTCAAGGTCTCGATTTCCTCGAGATCGTATTTGAGAATGAGAATGGTCAGACAGCTACTATGACAGAATGGAAGAATACAAAGGGAATGTATATTAAGACAGATGAAGACTTACAGAAGCGTGATAACGCTCAGTTTGGACGAGTTTGTCAGATTCTTGATTGTTTCTACCCACAGAGACCAGATGCAGAGCTTTCTACATTCAAGGAGATGATTAACTGGACAAAGCAGATGCTTGATCCTATGATTGCTACTAAGAAAAAGCTTCGTTTGAAGGTTATCTATGACAAGAAGGGCTATACTCAAGTAAGTAAGCTCGGAATCTTCGTTGAAGACATGTCTAATACAGATTCGCAGATTAAGCTCTTTAAGAACGATCTTATGGAGCGTCCAGTTGTTGCCGATAAGGAGAACAACGATCCGCTTAACGTGCCACCAACCGTTACTCCGGAAACTGCGGATGCAGCAGGCGCATCAGATCTTCCCTTTTAAGGAGTTTACGCCTGAAGAAATAGAAATACTACTTGATTGTATGAAATCCGGTAGATGGTTTTTATATTGCCTACATAGCAGGAGTGCCAAACTATACAACAAGTGGTTATACCCAGGGAGGTAATACTGCCATGAAAGGGTGTTGGTGGAGCTAGGTAATTCAGTTACCCTTTGGAGGTGAAATGCCTCCAATAAGGCTCGCAGGGTGTCGTGAGACACAAGCATGGACGTATGCGAAAACAGATCCAAATCGACGTTTTAATCATGTTTTGTTATATAGACAAAAGTCCAGTAGGGTTCGAATCCCTACAGAGCCACAACATTTCTGATGATAAGAAGAGCTACAGCTTGTGAAAGTAATAGCTCTGTCCGCCTGTGAAGGCCGATATTATCTATGATGCACAGTTTACCTGGCATCAGATTTCATA